TCTATTGTGTTCCAAGCCTCAGTTATTGGTGTCGTATTCCAACGCATAGCCACTTGGCTGAATGCGACTGGTGAAAGGTTGATTGTTACATAAAGTTGATTAAAGCTGACAGACCAAGACCAACCCTCAACATAACCCTCAAACTCACCGCCTGAGATCTGATCTGGCAGGTTTGTTAAATTGACTGGCATTCCCATGAATATGCCAAGCAGGGCATCTCGGTCAGCATTGTCAATTTCTGGGTTTGTTACTGGGAATGTAATGGTGTCAAATTTAGGTAGCGGAAATGCTCGCTGAGCAATATACCGATCAGCCACAGCTTGAGCATCCACAGCTGAATGCAGCACGCTGTTAATTGATTCGGCTTTGTAGCCATAAAGTGCAATTGAGGTTGCATCGCTGGCCGTTTCTTGTGAGCCAAAATTATTCCCATAATTAATGTAGATGTCATTTCTAATATCACCAGATCGGGTTGTAGTTTTTAATCCCTTACCGATTGAATGGTGAGCATCAAGATCAACATAGCCATTGGTCAATAGATAATTCTGCCTATGGTCAGCATCGTCATAATTGATGTTGCCTTGATTGTCCTCGTAGATGACACCAAATGCTGAATTGGCAATAAGAGATGCGATGTTGTAAATAGTGTCAGGGTTGGCTGCTCGATTTTCCATTGTGTAAAGTCCGGGAGTATCAATCTCACCTAATCCAATATCACCGGCTTGCGCCCATGTTTCGGTTGCATTGTATCCAGCCCATGTTTCAGCAGCTGGTAATTCATTCCAAGAAGCCAATAACAAATCATCTAACAAATCGAGGATTTGGTTGCCATCCTCATCTTGTGAAAGAACACCATCTGTAATGGTTTTTTGAAGTTTAGCCAATGCTCCAACCGCAATTAAGGTATATCTGATCTCAGTTCCAACTGCCCCTGAGTTGCCAACCTCAACTGTTAAATCGGTAATGTTGCCGCCAAAAAGGCTCATATAGGTATTGCTGGAGTTCTTAACCTGTAAAGCAATTCCATCATTTACATTAAAATCATAGGTTTGGTTATTCAAAGCCACAATTGTGATCTGCATGTAAGATGCAATTGGCTGAGAGTAAATATCTGTTCGACCTGCATTATGGCTGAGATTAGCCAAAGTTACATTTGTGTAATCAGTTCCATTGACTGTCAGTTTCCAACTGGGAGTGAATACTGTCATGGCACAAAAGGAGTATAAACTGTTCCGCGAGAAGCTGATTGATTTTGCACATCTGTAATAACTCTATTTAATCCTTCTGGATCTACTACTGCACCAGATACATAAATGTTCGTTGTATTTCCACCCGCTTGACCAAATGGACTTCCAACTGGTTGCTGAGCAACTAAAGCATTTGCCTGATTTGTCAATACATCGAATTCAGCAGTCAATTTATTAAGTTGCTTTTGAGCTGAGGATTTACTAATGCCACCAGTAATGGTCTGAAATGTTAAATCTGTAATTTTGGTTTGAACGCCTAATAATCTGTCAGTTAAATTCTTTAGGCTAGTCGCACCAGCAATTTCAGCAATTGTTCCTCCACCACCGCCTCCACCACCGCCTATACCACCACCGCCTCCACCACCGCCTATACCACCACCGCTAACACCACCGCCTCCTGCAACACCAGCACCAGATCCAATTTTATTAATTTGTTGAATATCTGATCCAGTCTTAACTAGGTTTAATCCCTTAATTACTGTATTAATTGCATCGATAATGAAATTCAATACTGGAGTTATAGCACCAACAATTGCCCCAAACGCATCAATAATTGCTGATGCTGCTTTTGCGCCAACATCAAGCATAAAACCAAATACTGTTTGCACAATAGGAAAAACTTTATCTTTCATCAATAACCAAAACTCAGTAAATGTTTCTCTATTGCGATCTAAAGCCTCTTTGATAATGTCAAAAGCATTTTTGAATTTGTCAATAATAGGAACGCCATACTCAAAGATATAACCAATCAATCTTTCTATGATAGGCAATAAAGCGAATCCAACAGCTTCTTTAGCCTCATCAAATCCAATTTTCAAACGATCAATACGACCTTGAAAGGTTTCGGCATTACGGCTTGCTGCTCCACCATAAAGATCTGAAAGCAACTTTGTTTCATCTTTGAAGCTCATCGTCTTGGCTTGTGCAGCTGTAATACCAATTCCAAGTTTTGCTAATTGAGTGTCTTGTCCATTGTAGGCTTTAGATAAGGCTTCTGTAACAGCACCAAGATCTTTACCAGTTCCCTTTGAAATATCAATTGCTAGGTTTAACAAATCTTGTGATTTTGTAACATCACCGGTCGCAACGCTTAATCTCTGAAATGCAGGGCGTAGTTCATCATCGGCAATACCGACCGCTAATGAGGTTTGGCTTATGTAATCCTCAGTTGCCTTTATTTGGGCATCAGTAGCCCCTGTGGCGGTCTTTAAGGCACTTGCCAGTCTTAACTGTGCAGCCTCATCCTCAATGGCTGATTTGACCCCATCAACGGCTAATTTGGTGGCATAGGCAGCAGCAGCAGCTGTGGCAACTGCAAAAGCAGCACCAACTTTTTTGCCAAAGTCATTAGCCTTATCACCAAAACCTTGAATTTCTTTGTCAGCTTGTTTTAATCCTTTTTGCAAACCATCAATATCGGCTGCAAGGGCAAGCGTTAAGGAACGACTACTATTCGCTGCCATCTGACCACTCCTTCATTACATCTAAAATAATTTCCTCAAACTCTTTAATTAAAGTTGGTTGCAACTCTCTAATTGTTGGATAAATAAACCAACCTCTTGACCCCGGCCCTTTTGGCATTGGCCCTGACCATCTTGGAAATTGTGGGTATCTGCTAGAACCAAATTCAATTGCTGCACCAATACCATTACGCTTGCCTTTTGGATCGTTACGAGTATTGAATTGAGTTGTCGCTCCACCTGAAAATTTTTGTCCAGCAAAACCAAATTTAATTTCACCAAGTAATGAGGAGGCTTTTACCTGACCACCCTGCGCAACTCGATCAGCTTGTTTGCCTCTTGAGGCAGCAATCCTTCTAATTTCATTTAATTCTTTTTGAGCCAACTCTTGCACTTTACGCTTGGTTTCTTGCGTAACAGTTGCATCCATCTTGCGAATAACTCTTGCAATTTTGTTGAGTTCGCGTTTGTCATAAAATACTGAAGGTTCGGTGCTAAGAGCCATTCCTTGCCTCCAGTATCTCTAAAGCTGTCATTATGTCGTCTGCATCAACCCATTCACTCATTGGTATCTGTGTGGCAATTGCCAACTGAACCAATAACCTGTTTAGGCTTCCTGCTGGGTGGCTTTTGGGTTTGCATCACCAACAATTACATCGGTAACTGTTTCACACCATGCTTCATAAGGTTTGACTGCTTTACCAGCAGCTTCGCGCTTATGTGCGTGGTATGCCAAAAACATTAAATCGGATATACCCATTTTTTCTTGGGCTTGACCAATTGTGTTTCCGGTTGATTTTTCCCATTTTTGCCACTCTGGGGGTTGGGCAATATAGGTTGCTTGTTCCCCAGAGTTGTATTCAATTGTGATTGGTAACTTCATTGTTTGCTCCCGTTTGTTTAGTTAAAAGGTTTCTGTAACTGCGCCCTTAGATACTTTGAAAGTAAATGTTGCAGTTTGTGCATCTGGTGCTGTTCCGCCAACTGGTGCTGGATAAGCTGGTAGGCAATCAAATGCAAAAGTGTGGCCAGATGTTACAGTCATTGTAACTGTAAAAGTGTTATCTGGTGTGTTGTCTGCTGCTGCCCATAGAGCCTCACAAACTGAGCTTGTCTTGCCCCAGTCTGCCAAAATCTCCATTGTGAATTCTGCTTCAACATTGATTGTCTTGTAAGCCTCACCATCAAGTGTTTGGTAAGTCTGGCGATCGATTGTTTTTGTTAAAGTCGCTGAAAGTGCTTGCGCATCGATGTCTGTTCCGAGAGAACCTGAAAAAGACAGCGAAACATCGCGACCAGTAATTACTTGGGTTGCCATGATTTCTCCTTAGATTGTTCGTGTGTAGTAGGTGCTGACTCTGACATCTGCGATGAGCAGCGTTGATGCTCCAACTTGTGTAACTGTTGGTCTTTCGACCGAACTGACAATGTATCCATTTGGAATGACTGCCAGAACACTTATGACTAACTGCTCGATATTGTCGAGTGATGCAGGATTGCTGTTATATGCAACTGCAACTGAGATTGTAAAATTAACTTTTGCACGAATGTTTGATTTGCTAATGGTGTCAAATTCTAAATATGGTGAATCTGGAACTACAACCACAGCTGGAGGAATAACTGTTTCTGGCACAAAGGAATAAACATTTCCTGCAACACTTGATAAAGCAGTTGCTAGAGGTGTGCGAATCTGTTCAAGAATTGTTTGATTAGGCATTTATTGACACATGCTTTCGGTGTCGATGTAACTTCCCAATATGCCCACACATTTATTGAATAAACTTCGCCCCATCCTGAACGGCGTGCTGGTAAAATCTACTCCTTCGATTTGTCCTCCGCCGGCAAGTCTTGCTTGAAAGACTTCGACTGAAACTGTATAGACGGCTGATTGAACAGCTGCATTTCCAACATAAGTTGATCCGCCAGAAAGGGCAGCAACTCCGGATGGGATGACATTAGCCTCGAGTAGATCGGCATTAGTGATCGATTGTGAAAAGGTATATTGTCCAAGATTATCTGCCAACACAACTCTTGTGCCGTTGTAAGGGCTTCCACATC